GCTTAAACGCGACTTAGCAGTCTTTGCCTTGATAAGATTTCCAACGACTTCAGTTCCATCCTTTTCTTTCTTCTTAGACAAGTAGATGATAGAAGAGGCGGCGTACTTGAGTCCAGAACCTCCACCCATTTCTTTAGTTGGGACATAAGCGCCGATGACATCATAAGTGTGATTCGTAACAATCATTGGAATATTTGCTTGCCCCAGTTTCAGAGTCAACATTCTGAATGCACCTTTAACAAGTTGTGACTTAGTCATGTCACGAACTTGCTTGTCATTCAAAACGTCTGTAATCTCCTTCTCAGTGGAAAGCATCCCCAGAGAGTCTAGCACAAACATGCAGGGTTTGCGTTCGTCTACAGGTTTTTTTAAGTAAAGATCAACTGCCTTTAGTGCCTTACTCCGAAACTCCTCGATCGTAACGACATTGACAACGGCAATACGATCAAGATCTAAACCCCGATCTGCGAGAAGAGACTTGTTAACAGCGGCTTCAGTGTCAAAATATAAACAATACCCATCAGGGTTAGAATCAAGGAAGTTCTTGACGACAGCAAGAGAGAAAAAAGTTTTTCCAGTGCTAGACTCCCCAGCAATGGCAGTAATCTTATTCCCAGATACACCACCAAATATACTCCCTGAAACAAGTCCATTAAAAATGTACGAACCAGTATCAACAAATTTTTCAGTATCATCAATATCGGATGCAAGTTTTGTGTAGTCATCTCCGATCTCTTTTACAATTTCTTTAAGAAAGTCCATAATTTTGAATAAGTAAGTTTTTAAACAGTTCGTTCCCTTTACGAACATTCAGTTCCCAATCATTTGCCGAGTTCTCATCGGTAGAATCTGATATGTATTTAAAACATTTAAAAGTTACACCTTCCTTAAGACATGTTTTTGCAATCGCAAAAGATTCCATGTCTACAATATCACATCCAATTTCTGGCGTTGATGTCGCAAATGTATCTCCCGTCCCACACACTATACCACATTTTCCAATTAAAACACCATCTTCAAACGGTGTCTGTCCCAAATCAAAACCCAGTGGCCTTGCATCCATATCTCTATCAACAAATCCAGTTACTTCAAGTAATCCAGATTGTTCAGAAACAGTTCCAGCAGTTCCATAGTTTATAATACAATCAGCACCATCCCGAATTGCTGTCATAGTGGCAATAGTGGCATTTACTTTTCCACACCCACTTAAATAGACTGGGTATCCTTTTATACCTTCTGCTTCTTGTGGTAACGCAATAACTATAGCAATATTCATCAACCAAAAAACAATTCAAGGTTTACAGTTTTTTCAACATTCCATCCAATAGAATCAAGGATAGTTTTTAGTGGTTCAAGGAATGACTTCTCAAATTGTAAGTCGTAGTCAACGTACTTGTCAAGATTCAATTCCCTAGGAAAGTCTTGAATAAATGAGATGACATTCTCATGAATATGATTTGGTTTTTTCAGATAGCAGAACTTAATCTTCTCACCATTCTGAATAAGAGAATACTTAGCATCAAGTTTTTTCTCTTTGATGTAATGATTGTATAGAAGTGCTCCTCTAGCATGAATAGGAGTTCCTTTGTTGTAGATACTAGAATGCGATTTGTACTTTACAACATCAGAAACAGAACGTGGGAAAGAAACTTCTTCGGGAGGAAGTTTTTTGAACTGATCGCGACTAGAATCAATGAACTTAATCATCTCATCTTCAGTACCAGTCATCAGAATCTTGAATGCATCCTTCAGCATTTTGCGACAAGGTGCAGGTGTAGATGATTTGACTGATTCAATACCCATCACTTTCAGTTTGGGTTCTTCATAACGAACTCCTTCACTATCCCATACGTTGAGAATATATCGCTTCTTTGCAGTCCAGATACCACGATCAGCGATATTCTCACGCTTCATTTGCATCTTTTGATCATACGCCGATACATAGTTCGCCAAGTTCTGGTAGCACTCGTCGATGTACGGTTCCAGTTTGTCACGACAAACCATATCAAGTAACTCCACAATCTTTGCTTTGTCGCCAGAGCGATTAGCAAAAAATTTATCAACAACAGATCCCATATTAAGATAGATAGAATCAGTGTCGGATGCGATGACATAGTCCTCGTCTTCTGTTTTTAACAGATTATTTAGATACTTATTCATCTTCCGTTCAATCCAACGGATCGAAACTTGTCCGGACAATGTGATTGCCTCTGCGTTTGCTAGTTTGTAATACCTGAAGTACTGATTACCGATAGCGCCATAAGCAGAGTTAAGAGAAATCTTCTTCGCCATTTGAATGTTGTTGCATCGAGCGATTTCTTTTTCAAGTGCTTTAGTAGGAGTCTTCTCATACTGCTGTTTGGCTGCAAGCATTCGTTTCTTGAAGACGACACGATCTCCATACATCTTCTCCATCAATTCTGGTAGAAATCCACGGACATCTTTACGATACATTGCGCCATTAGCACAAATCGCATTGTCCTTATAGAGTTCAAAATTTATCTCTTCATCAAGAATTTTGTCAACGGTAACTGTTGGATGCTTCTCCTCAAGAAGAGTCTCTGGTGAGATGTTATACTGCATAATGAGATGAGGGTAAAGAGAGTTAAGATCAAAACTGACAACCCAATCATACTTTCCCGGAATCGGTTCCTTAACATAGGCACCTGCATACTTTTCATTCTTATCCGACTGCTGCTTTTGTGGAATAACAATATCTCTCTTTTTTAGATAGTTATAGATGATGTTGTCCCACATACGAACTTGATAGAACACATCATTATAATTTACCTTAGCATCATATGCCATAGTCAGAGCTAGTTCGATAAGTTTCATCTTATCTTCCAGTCTGTCAACCAGTTCTACGTCAACAATATTATACTCAATAAACTTCTGCCATCCGTTTGTATAGAAGTCCTTGAATGTATCATATTCGGAGTGATCTAGTTTTTTCTGTCCCAGTTCTACACTGGCAATATAATCTAGACGATATGATTCTTGTGCCTTGTAAGTAAACTTCTTATAAAGATCAAGATAGTCAAGTTGACATACACCACCAACATCATAATTGATGTGTTTACGTCCTTGAATATACATTTCACCTTCAGTCACAAGTCCCCATGGCGAGAATCGCTTCATCAGTTTCTCACCAAGAACTCGATTGAGACGCTTGCAGATATAAGGAATATCAAACAACTGAATGTTCCAACCTGTGATTACATCAGGAACATCCTGCATCCAATAGTTGATAAAACTATTCAAAAGACTATGCTCATCAACACAGTGATGATAAGTTACATTCTTTTGTTTGTTGATGAATGCTTTAACACCCCAAGTGATAATCTGTTTGGTAGTGTAGTCCTGAATAGTAATTGCCAGAATCTCTTCCGATGCAGATTCAACATCAGGGAATCCTTTTTCAGCGGTAGTCTCTATATCAAGAGTGATCAGTTTGATCTTACTAATGTCAAACTTGACTTCATCTTGAGGATACTTCTCAGAGATGTATTGATAGATGTATCGATCATTTCCATAGATGGCAAAACCATCTACATCCTGGTATTTTTTATAAAAGTCACGACAGTCGCGAACTTGTCCTGGTTTGATTGGTTCTACACTTTCACCATTCAGCGTTTTGTACTTGGTTTCTCTTTTACTCTTAACGAAAAGGGTAGGACAGTATTCACTATCTCTAATCTCAAACCTTTTTCCATCTTCAACCCCACGAACTAGAAACTGATTACCGATCAGCTGAACATTGGTGTAAAACTTCATTCGTCATCATCATTGAAAAAAGAACCGAACATGCCACTGTCGCCAGGGCTCCTGCTTTCTAGTTTATCAAGAATACTGTCTGTATCTTGAAGAGTTTGTATATCACAAATAATCTTTGCAATCTCCCTGCATACCATGGGACGTTCTTGCCTTGCTGCATATGCAAGAGCATTCCTGAGATTGGAATTTGCCTCTTTCAATGATTCTTCTACAGATTTAGATAGTGCCATTACTTAGTTGTTTCAAGGTATTTTTCAAGGAGTGTCGGCAGAGGATCAGCAAGTGTGATGATCTTCTCCGAACTAATCATAAATGTATCTTGCATTGAATAATCTATCATCCAAGGGGAGAGCATATTACCCTCACAAATTTCCATGGGATTGATTAACTTACAGTCTGGTTCGCCAATTTCAGCACCAACTTCTTCAATCTCACTGATCAGTCTCTCGCTGTTCATCAGCAAGATCACTTTCACTACTTTGTTCATTTCCTACAACATCCTCCACATACATTTCTTTGAGTTTTTGTTTGGGATCAACAATCGTCACTACCCAGTCTACAGGAAGAGGGATAACACTATCCTCTGCCAGGGGGCACCATGGATACATTGAAACATTAAATGCCGACTTCTTATTTCCCGTTTCAGGTTTCTCAGCGTTTAAAATTTTAACAACGCAAGGTTTGTCCAAGAAATATCCGAGGACTTTTTTGTCTGCTCCGTCACCCATTGCCATCTCGCTGACATCAGCAATTACGTCTTCACCGGACTTTAATAGCAAAAGTTTTACAGTCATTTTTGATTTGTTCCTCCACGTATTCTATCAATAAAAAAGAGGGGCGTCAACTGGATTTGGCCAGTTGCCCCTCCGTCTGCGACGACGATATTCAGTTTTATTTATTCACGACTATTAGAGAAAATCAAAATCATCTTCAGATTCATCATTAAAAGAATTCATCACTAATGCAGAAAAGGGAATAAAGACTGCTGCTACGATAAAAAGTTCCATCGTACTTTATCAATCAGATTGTTAATATTTAGATTATAATGTATCATTGTGATACATTTTTGTATAAATGATATCGAAATTCAGTTATGAATCAAAGATAATCCTTTCGAGCATGGTGTTCAGGAACAATCTTCTTCACAAGCACACTGAGAAGTCCATTTTCAAAAGTCACATCAGTAACTTCCGTTCCCTCAGCAAGTGTCCATGATCTTTCAAAGTTCCTATGAGCAAGTCCTTTATGAAGGTATTGTCCCTCCTCGGTGATTGCTTCTTTCTCCCCTTTGACTGTGAGTTTACCATACTCTGTATAAACTTTGATTTCATCTCTTGTAAATCCAGCCAGAGCAATCTCAAGTTTAGTCTCTGTGTTGTTTAATTGTACAACATTATATGGGGGATAGTTGCTTTGTGTTTGGGTATGGAAGACGTTGTTTAGATAGTCATCAATCCCGATAGAATTACGGGTGATCTTATCCATCAACTGATCCAAATCGGCAGCATTAAACTTCATTAAGTTAGTCATTTGACTTCTCCTTATTTAAGCGAGAGTGTGTTGTGTGTACCCTTCCGGCGTACATACTAATTATACAAGAAAGCATAAAAAACGGGGTAGTAAACCCCGTATATTTTTATTCGGTTTCCTGGGTTTTACCCTTCTTACCAATGTTGTATTTTTGCTCTAAGATCCAATCTCCCTTATCCTTATATGCAAGAACTTTAATTTGATTCAGAGGTGCAATATCTGCAACAGACTCTTCATCAACAATAGAAATCAATCCCCAGTCAGAAAGCAAACGCACAATACGATTACGACGTTGAACATCATTAATAGAAAGGTTTGCATGTTTTCCATCTAGTGCAAACAATTCTTTGAAGTGGACAATATAATACTTGCCCTGCTTGTGCAGAATATGACATGACTGATAAAGTTTCTTCTCTTTTCTAGAAGCAACTCCAATCCTAGTCAGCGTCTCTCTTACTTTCAGGAAATCGTCTGGTTCATTTAAAAGGACTTCGATCATACGATCTTGAGTCCAGTGATACTGGGGTTCCACAGTATTACTCATTTTGTTCCTCCAACGTCAAGTCGTTTTTTAATAAAATTAATCTGTTCTTGTGTCAGGATTTTCAGAGCTTGACATGCCTTCTCATTACTATAACCATAGTATTGTTTGACACTTTCGAGATCCGTGACTTTGTCCTTACGGAGCCAGGGAGAAAATCTCTTTTTTTTCCTCAGACTATTTAGATAAAATTTATATTGCATGTCCTTATCAAGAAAGTGATACTTGTTCATCTCATTAGCGAACAATACACAATCAAGATGTCCAGACAAACAACGATTGACAATATAAGGAGGATAAGATTTCATATCCTCAGATAAATCTTCTTTTGTAAAGTTAACTGAATTCAACCAATCTTTGAGTTCCATTATCTAATAATCTCCATATTTTCTGTAGATCCCCAAATCTCAAGTTCAGTTCTTAATCTGTCTTCAGACTTAAGTTTTTCAAAACGCTTGGATGCTTTCTTCTTCCACCAGGTGATTGCTTCTTCTGATGTATGACGGAAGTCTCCAAGATAATATCTTTTCTTTTCTGTAAGAGACATAGCATGATCAATACACTCATTGAACTGCTTTAGTTTGTCTTCATCCTTCAAAGAGTTTCTGATGATAGAAATCATTTTAACTTGAATCTTCAGTTTCTTTGATGACTTATCAGCAGAAATCAAACGCTCACCACCGTTACGCTCGTTAAACCACCAGAAGAAGTCTCTAAACACATCATCATGAAATAGAGGTAAGAACTTACTCTCAGTGTCTCCAATGTGCCTCAGAAAGGGTTTGAGTCCATCATACATCGATACACCCTTAGTTGTTCCATATAAAGATGTAGTCTCAAAGTATTTGAGATCTATCCCATACTTCTCATCAAACTGTTGCTTTAGTTCTTTAGAAGATGCTAGTAAGGCAAGAAGTTTTCCGCCCAAATAATTGAACCCGAAAGGTTGAGTAGGAACAATGTTAAAGCCCATAACGAAGTGAGCATTAATATCACTAAGAGACTTGACTTCACCAAAGTAGTTATTACGTGGTTTACTGTTGATTGTGGGAGAACCAAACCTAACAACACCAACAACTTTATTCGTGTTTGTTTCAACTACAATCCATTTATGTGTCCTACCAGGAATTGCTTCCTCAATAGGATTAGAAGCAGTCAAATTCAGTGTCTCAGAATAAAGCCACTGATTATACTTTGAACGACTTTTATTATCAGTATCAACAACATGAACTTCAAAATTCATGTCATTAGGATGCATATCAAACTTATCAAACATATCCGAGTCTGCACCAAACCCCGGAAGATATCCTGATCTATTTTCTCCCCTATCTTCCTTAATGTGTCTTAGATAATCATCGATACGATTGAACTGAGTATAATAATCAATAAATTTATCTGCGGCATAAACCGCATCACTCTCAGTTAATATCATTTATAATGCTTATCTAGATAATTTAAATTTTCGGAAAATCCACAATCACAATTGTATAAATTCTGAACTGCCTCGGGTGATAAAATTAACATACTCATGCATCCTAAACAAAATGCAATCATTATTTGATAAAGATTTTCGGCGTTCATTTGAATTCACACTCCACCATAATCTCAGTCAGACATGCAAGCAGATTTATTTCCTGATCCGCAACGAAGGCAATCTGATACTGATACTTAGCAATGACAAGC